TAAAAGTTGGCTTGCCTCAAGATGGGGCAGACACCAATGCCTCAAGAGAGGGTGGCTTCACAAACCTTGATATCGCAATGGTTCAGGAATTTGGCACAGAAGACGGGAGTATCCCAGAAAGATCCCATGTTAGAGCTGCCTTTGATGAAAATAAAAAGAAATTAAATAAGTTAACTGACGTTCTTGCTGGAAAAATAATGGACGGAAAGGAAACAGTAGAAAATGCCCTAAATAAAATAGGCATCTTAAAAGTTTCAAACATTCAAAAGAAAATCAGAACAGGACTTACTCCAGCAGTAAAAAGGGGAGGGACACCTCTCTTGAACACTGGGCAATATGTAGGTTCTTTTACATATACTAAAGTTATGAACGGAGAAGGTGAGCAATGAGCCTAATAGATAGCTTTCTAACAGCCGTTTTAGAAGTCACGAGAAATGATGCGACAGGAAGTTATGTCGATGGCAGATACGTTCCAGGGGCTTCTAGTCAAGTACTAGTAAAGGCCGTGGTTATGAATGCCACTCCAAAAGAAATACTTTTATTGCCCAAGGGCAGACAGTCAAAAAATACTTTAAAAATTTATTCAGACGTAGAACTGGTAACAAACAATGAGAGTTCTCAAACCCAAGCGGATACATTTATTTATCTTGGCCAAGCCTTTCAAGTTATCAGCATAAATAATTGGGCGCAAAATACAGACCTTCCTCATTATGAGTCAATGGCCCAACTTGTCGACCCTCAGGGGGATGCATGATCTCAAAAGATGTTCTTGAACTAATCTTTGTCAGCGCGTTAGAACAGACGTTAGCGGCAGAAAATACAATAATTTTGGCAGAAGAGTTGGCAAACGAAAACAGAACTAAGCCACCGAAGCCATATGTTAGTGTGAAAATGATTGTTGGACCAGGTGCAAGCGGTTCTGACGAGAACTTGAGGAGTGTCGGGGGCAGTTTTGTGCTTTCTTCCCTTCGTCAGTTCACTATATCTTGTCAGGGATATGGGCAAGGGGTGCATGATTCCCTTGCCCTATTCCAGACGAGTCTTTATGCAATGGGTGTGAAGGCAGACGGATCGTTAAACTTAGGCGAATATCTTAAAAGTGTTGGCGTTTCAATTGTCGAAAGACAAGTAGTTCAAGATTTAACGGCAATGTTAGGAACAGGGTTTGAAAAAAGGGCTCAATTAGATATAATAGTTAACATAGCAAATAATGAAAGCATCGATATCGGTGTGATCGAGAAAGTGACCTTTAAGGGAGACATCGTAAAAGAAGATGACTCAGTTTATAGCGTCCCTCAACAAGAAGTAATCAAACCTTAAAGGAGAGGTGTATATGACAAGTCTTAGTTCAATTGTCGATGTTCAAATTGACAAACTTACTAAAGTTCCAACTCGTGTTGGGTTTGGGACAATTTTAATCATGGATGAAAACACGGTTCAGGCAGCTGATGATGTTGAAATTTATGAGAACCTGGAAGACATTCTTTCAGCAGGTTTTGTTGTAACTGACGAAGCTTATCTTGCGGCAAGGGCAGCATTTAGCCAAAGTCCACGGCCTGAGAAGGTTGTTATTGCAAGAAGAGAAATTGCTGAAGCGATGGCCACGGCAATTGCAAGGGTTAATGAAATTGACTCTGATTGGTATTTCTTAATCTCTACATCAAGAGTTGAAGCTGACATTTTATCAGCAGGTGCAACAATTGAGGCGATGCTTAAGACTTATTTTTATGAGACAGATGAAGCTGATTCAAAAGATCTTGCTCACGCAACGGACACGACTTCAATCTTTGCTCAAATGAAAATTTATGAAAGATCAGTTGGGATTTATACGAAAACGGCTAACCTTGATTCTTATCCGGCAGCTGCTTGGTGTGGTCGATTAGGCCCTAAAGATCCGGGTTCAGTTACTTGGAAATTCAAAAGCCTTTCTGGGGTTACTCCTGACGATGAATTAAATTCAACTGAAAGAGCCAATGTTCTTGGAAAAAATGCCAACCTTTATTTAACGGTAGCAGGACAAGCCATAACAATGGAAGGTACTTCTGGAACTGGAGAGTTTATTGACATCGTTCGCGGAATTGATTGGCTTACTCGTAGAATTAAAGAAGATGTTTATTTCATGCTTATCAATGAGGACAAAGTGCCTTACACAGATAAAGGTGGAGATGCTTTAGGATTACAGGTTAAGGGTCCATTAGATGAGGCAGTAGCCGTTGGTCTTTTAGCAGGTGGAGACGAAGCTCCAGTTGTGACAGTCCCTTTAGTAGCTGACATTCCACAGATTCAACGTGCCGCAAGAGAATTCGGAGACATTGAGTTTGAAGGTCGCCTAGCTGGTGCAGTTCATAAAGTAATCGTTCGTGGTCGAGTAACAGTATAAGGAGAAAATGATGTCTGATTTAAAATCATATAATGCGGGTGAAGTGAGTATCATTGTTGGTACAAGAGCTTTGTCTGGTTTAGCAGAAGGAACTTTCGTAAACATTGTCAGAGATGAAGATGCTTTTACGAAACAAGTTGGAGCCGATGGGGAAGTAACAAGATCAAAAACCAATAACAAATCTGGTTCAATTGAAATTACTACTCAGCAAGGTTCTGATGCAAACGATTATTTAAGTGGAGTTCATGCTTCTGATGAAAATTCAGGAAGCGGTGTTGTTCCAGTTACGGTAATTGACAAGTCTGGCTCAACGGTAGCTTTCAGTAGAGAGTCTTGGGTTAGAAAAATTGCTGATGCAGGATTTGGAAGAGATGCAGGTGAAAGAACTTGGATTCTTGATTGCGCTCAACTAGAAGTAACAGTAGGTGGAAACTAAAATAAATAAACTAGATCGATCGTAATATATTCGACTGGTATCCCTGGGGAGGGTAAACCTCCTCCTCAGGTTTTTTTCAAAGGAAAGCACGATGAGAAAAACAGAAGAAATGGTTTACAAGGTTTTTGGCCCAGATGGGATTAAGAATCAAGATGCCAAATTAGTATTTACCCAATTTTCTCCTAAAGACGGGGTTAGAATTGGAATTAGAGTTTCAAAATTAATGGGAGGACCTTTAGGAACAATTCTTTCTGGCCTTTCAAAAGCAGGTGAAGAAGATTCCGTTGCAGACATGGAGTTCAAGCCAGAGCAATTAGGAAAAGCATTTGAATCACTTGCCGATAGATTAGATGAGGATAATGTTATTGATACGATTGGAATGCTACTTACTCCCGTACTTTACAATGGACAACCATTGCACTGGGAAAGTTCAATATTTCAAGGCGATCCTTTATTAGTTCTCACGGTTGCAGCGAAAAGCGCAGGGGTTAATTTCTCTGATTTTTTCAACGGAGCTTCAGGCGTCGTCGCAAAATTAAAGGGCTTGGGGGCTACGATCCTGGGTTAAATAATGTTGATTGGTGGGTTTGGCGGCCCATCATTGCGAAGATAGCGACACTTGAAGAGATAGAACGCCACTGGTCTGTAAATGATCTTATGGACGCGCATGAAGCCTTAGATATTTCAGATGAAAGTCAGGCCCATGCCAATAAGGAATAGTTATGGCAACGGTAAGAGAATTAGTAACTAAGTGGGGCTTTGAAATTGATGATAAGCCTCTCAAGAAGTTAGATAAAGGAATTGCCGATACTAAGTCATCTTTAAAGGCCCTTGGAGCCATTGCAATTGGAACAGGGGCTGCTCTTTTTGGTATGGCTAAAATGACTGCCGATGCTGGAAACGAAATTCAAGTTACTTCAGACAAAGTTGGGCTAAGTACAGATTCATTACAAGAATATAGATTTGCCGCAGAGCAAGCGGGTGTTTCTGCCCAACAGATGGATGCTACATTTTTTAATTTGAATAAAACTTTAGGTGAGGCAAGACAAGGTTTTGGTTCTGGTAGAGATGGGATTGAATTACTTGCAAGAGAAACAGGTTCTTTAATTGATCTTAATGGGACAGTCGATCAGCAGTTTCAACAGATAACAGATTCTTTAAATCTCGTAACCGACGAAGCAAAAAGAGCTGCGATTGCAGAAAAGTTCTTTGGTTCTCAAGGGAGAGAGATAGCAACCCTTCTTAATAAAGGAAGTGGGGCCATAAATAAATACAGAGAAGAATTTAAAGCCCTTGGTGGGACAATGGGTTCTGATCTAATTAAATCATCACAAGATTTTATAAAAGCTCAAAGTAAAATCTTTACAATATTAAAAGGAATACGAAACGAAGTCGGTGCAGAATTGTTACCCGCGATGGTTGAAGTAGTGGATCAGTTTAAAGAGTGGTTCATTCAAAACAGGGCACTGATTAGGCAGAACATTAAAAAAACTATTGGTCTACTAGTTGATGCCTTTAAAGCCACTATTAAAATTTTGAAGACAGCTTTTAATTTAGTTCAAAAGCTTGCCAACATGTTTGGAGGCTTGGAAAAAGTTGTTAAAATATTAGTGGGAACATTTATTGCCCTTAAGGCATTGCAGCTTACAAGTGGATTTGGAAATATGGTTATAGCCGTATTCAAGCTTGCTAAAGGTATGAAGTTTTTAGGTGCTCAAGCTTTAATAGCTCAAGCAAAATTGATGCTTATGCCATTGGCTGTTACCGCTATTATCGCAGCCCTTGCACTGCTCGCAGAAGACTTTGTTGCATTTAGTGAAGGCCGAGATTCTATCATAGGAAGGATTATTGCAGGGTTCGACGAGTTCTTTGAGAACATGAACAGTAAATTTTCCGGACTAGGTACTTTTATAAAAGGAATTTTAACAATTATTCTTACCCCTATTAGAGCAGTGGTAAATGCCTTTAGATCAATATCAACTGTGATAGATGTTATTAGAGGCAAGATGAGCTTTATGAAAGGCCTGTCTAATATAGGTTCGAGAATAGCCAACACGCTTGGTTTCGGAGACGACACTGGGGCGGCAGGAATGTTTGGCCTAGACATGGAAAAGAAGTCTGATGATATTCAGGATGCCACAAGTATAAGTCCAGGTTCAGGAGTTCTTGCAGCGTCAGGGGCAAAGACAACAAACAATTCAACAAACAATGTAAATGGGAAATTTGAAATAAGTGTTCTCGGCTTACCACCAGAGCAAGCGCAGAAAGCAGCTCAAGATGGTTTTGCAGATATATTTGGCAGTACTCTAAGGGAAGCCCAGCGAGATACTACGCCACAAATCGAGAGGTAGAATATGGCTTTATTGTCAGTATTATTTAATGATTCAGTAAGGGCCCAAATTCATGGGATGCAATTAGACGCTTCAATAAATGAAGGTCACACAAGAACAGCCAAAGTTTCCGTTTCTCCAATTGAGGACGGGACAACTATTTCGGACCATGTAACTTTAGAGCCAGTTTCTTTATCAATTGAAGGTTTAATAAGTGATGTTCCATAAGTGTGTTAAAT